GCATTTTTTAAATAATTTTCATCCAAATCATTTTTCCATTTAAAGTTTGTAAAATCAGGTTGAATAAAATTTTTTATTATATTTGCTTGATCGCTTATCTTTAAAAGATTTTGTCTTACTTTACATCTTTGAATTATTTTAGGTATTCTTTTTTTTATATTTTCTGGTTTTAATTCATCACAATTATCTGCATGAAAAACAGTAAATGTTTCCTCATTAATATAACAAAGATAAATTGGCAACTCAAAAACAGAAAAGTAAAAATCTATTTGTAATAAATGGTTTGGATCTGGTACTTCAGGTAATTTAGTTGTGCTAAAAGATCTTGTATTATCTTTTTTTAATCTTCCTCTTCTTGGAAATTTACATTTATCCTCAATAATAACACCACCTTTTAAATCGCAATAACCATGCACAGGTATGGTAATATCATCAAACCATTTAAAAGCTTCAATTTCTGGTTTACATTTATCATAACCAGGTATTGTTTGATGAGCAGCATGACCATTAGCAATCATCTTAGGTAAGATTTTAACATAATGGTCAAACTCCTCTCTTTGATTTAAGTCTGGTATTATTTTTTTTAATTTTTCCTCAATTGGGATAAACATTATGTTCTTCTACATCTTGATTTAAAAAATAATCTAATGGTTTATTTAAATAATTGCTTACTGCCATTAATTTATCTATTGATATGCACATTAAACCTTTTTCATACCTTCCAACAGCTTGAAAAGAAACATTTAAAATTTTTGCTAATTCTTGTTGAGTAACAAATTTTTTACCAACATCTTTCTTAATCATAAATTTTATAGTTCTAAAATTATTTTTTCTGGCAGATTTTATTCTTTTACCGATTTGTTTATAGATTGGTGGTATTTCCATTTTTATCCTTCCTTTTATTTAGAGTATATGACCCCTATGCTTTTTTATCTGTTTTATACTAATTACTTAGTATAGATGCAAAGCATCTTTGTTTTCACCTTCTACAATTCTTCTATATGTTTTGATATACTCCTTTACACTTTTTAATGTAGATATATCTTGCCTTCTTTCTTTGCCTGACATAACTTTGTCATGGCATTTTTGAAGTTTATTGTAGAGTCTAAGGTTACTATTTCTTAGAGTCATTGTTCTCCTCACCGATTATTTTTATATTAGCCTTGTTGAATTTGCTTTCGGTGATTTTTACTTGTGCAAACTCACTAGGCACTTTTTGAGTTTCTGCTTTCATTGTTGCACTTTCAACAGAATTATCCTCAAAAATTTCTTCAAACTGAACAAGCATTTCGTAATCAGAAGTTTTTTTTACTTTAGCCATTTAGCTCTATATTCCTTCTATAACCTTTTACTACTTTTATATCTTTTCTTTGTTCAAGTTTCTCAATCAACATACTGATTGAATTTTTACTTTTATATCCCATCTTAATTCGCATTTCGTCATAAGTAGGCATATATTCATGTTTTGTATAGTATTCACTTATGAATTGCAATAGTTTCCTCATGTTGGGTGTCATGGGTCTTTTACTTGGTGTTGTTTTCATTTATAAATAACCTTCTAAGTAATTCGTTATATCCAGCAATATCATCATGTGAATCTTTTTTATATGATTTTTGCTGCATTATTCGCCAACATTTAAGCATTATCATAAATAATCCAAAGAATTTATAAGGCACTTTTACCTCTTTTTTATTGTGTAAGCTTAAATAATTTTCAGCAATTTTTGCCATAATAAAGCTTGTTTCATCAAAGCTACCATAACTTTGCTGCTTTTCTCTTAATAGTTTTTCAATTGAATTTAAAAATTTTATATTATCCATTGTAACCTAAATAAAAATTATTGTTTTTGTCTAAGCAATAATGAGCTGCAACAGACCAGCCTTTATACTCAGCATAATTACCATGTTTTTTTTTTACAAATTTTACAGTTTGATTAAACATTTCATCGCAAGTAGCAGAGAGGGATATAAATGGTACTTTGACCATTTTATAACTGCTGCTACTTACGACTATAATGAGTATCAAAGCAACTTTCATATGACTTTAAGGAGCTAAAATGATTGTTGTCTTGATGGTTGAGGTTTTGCCTCTTCCTTATTCTCATTATTATACCCTGATAAGACAGTTCCAGCATCATTTGCCCAGCCTATTAAAGACCCACCACCAGCATCAGGATAATTCATGTTACCTGTAAATTTATTATCATCGCCTTTGAAAAGCACACCAACTTGGGCAAAAACTTTTATAAATTTTTTGCTGCCATCTTTAGATACACCTTTAACACCAAGTATTGTGCCTTTCTTACCATTTTTTAAATTTACATTTCCTGAGTAATCAAGCTTAACTGCTCTTTCATCATTAATGTCATAAGGAAAAATAGCAAAATCCTTATCTTTCTTATTTCCACTTTGTTGCATTATGTCCTCCTTGTTTTTTTATAATGTTATTTTTTGTGGTAAATTCATCATCAATTTTTTCTTTATATCTTTCAAATTTATTAAATAATTCATTAAGTTTTGTTTGAGTTGTCATTTTATTAATTTCTGCTGACCAATTTTTATTTTGATTATTTAAAGCATTTACTAATTCATCTGCACTACTAAATTCAGAACCATGCAAACCAAATGCAGCTAAAGCTCTACCAAGACTGCTGGTTTCACAATTTTCTAAAGCACTTGTTTTATTTACATAACCATAATCAAATTTTTCCAAAGCTAATCCAGTTGCATAAGGCTCTTCACCTATATAAATTGTTGTTTTGGTCGCTACTTGTTTTTCATTACATAAAAATTCTACTAGATCTGTATTTATTCTATGTTCAGGAAAATATTTTGCAAAATGATTATGTCTAACTGCTACTGTATAATATTCTTTTTTTTCTTTATTATTTTTTGAATAATCCATTGCTTGATTTTCTTCTACAAAAGTAGATATACAATCCAATCTTCTGCTTTTAAATGATCCTTTATTTTTTTCTTGTGTTTCCTGATTTTTTGTCATCGGATTTCCCTTTCATTGCTTTTAATTGTTCTATCTCATTTTTTAAATTAACAATTTCATTACCAAGCTTAGTTATCATATCATCTCTATCTCTTAATTGACTATCTTGTTTTTTAATTTGTTTTAAACAATTTCTATTAAATGTTTGTAGTTTGGCTAGTTCTTTAAGCATCTTTCCCTTTCATAACTTGGTTTAATGTAAGATTTTCAGTAATCATATCTTGCATAGCTTTACCAGCTAGACCACCAAAAATCATTTTAAGATTGGGGGGTATTGCTTTTCTATCCTTTTCATCTAAAACGCAGTAGTCAAAAAACCATTGATCTATATTTTTATTTAATTGACTTGGGCTTAAATGATCGCTTGAAAAACACCCCCCTTGTTTCTTATGTTTCCATTCTTTGCCTATTTTTTTCAGCATGATTCGTTTATATACATAATGAGAACAAAAGCAATACTTGATTTTAACATTTTTTTCTATACTAAGTTGATATGGGTATTCGGTCATTTAAATATAAAAATAAACGAATAAGGGTCAAATTTAAGCCATTACAAGGGTTATATGGTGTATTTTACCCTCATAAGCTATTATTAGAGTTATCATCAAAATTATCAAAACAAATGCTTACAAAGACCTTATTCCATGAATTATGGCATATCATTTGTTATTTAAATAAAGTTGACATTAATAAAATTGGTGAGGAAAAAACAGCTTTATTAACTGAAGAGTATGTAACAATCTTAAAACAAAATAAAAATTTAAGAAAAATAATTAATGAATATTTATGGTGATTATAGAATTTGTCGTACCTGTGGTATGGCAGCAGATGTAGTTGAAAGAGGCAGAGATTATTGTGCAGAATGTTGGTTTAATATGCACAGCGATAGAACTTTTGAGTCTATTGATAAAGAAATACAAGAAAGTGAAAATGAAAAAAATAAAACTTGAACCTTTTGAGATACAATTAGCAGCCGATGTCGCAGCTAGACGATTTGTAGAAAATCAAAAAATGGGTCGGACTTTTGGTCATGGCTACAAAGGTTCAGTTAATAAAAAAAAAAAAAAAAATGTTTCGGGTGCTTGTGCTGAGTTACCTTTTTAAAAAGCTTTTGATAAATATTGGAATGGCAGCTACAGCCATGAATATAAAAATTATAATGAAACAGATGTATCAGGTGGGATTGAAATTAGATCACAATATAAAAAACCAAACAATACTTTAATAATTAGACCTAATGACAAAAAAGCAAAGTTTGTTTTAGTCATTGATGAAAACCCTGACTTTTCAATTATAGGTTGGTTTTCTAATTATGATGATATTGATGACAAATATCTTACAAATTTTGGCATACAGACAAGACCTTATTGTTATGCTATACCAATTGAAGATTTACAAAATTTAGATGATTTATGAGTGATGACATTAAATTTAAAATGTTTAAGCCATTTGGCTCAACAATAGCAAAGGCAGATCTGCCTTTAAAACTTGTAAAAGATTTTAATGATGATCTAAAAAAAATAAAACAAGATAAAGAAAAACAAAAAACCCATGATTGGTCAGAAAGATTGGTCGGTCATGTTGATAGCGAATATTTAATAACACCAGAGGTCATGCTTAAATGGAAAAGATTATTTTTTGATCCTATTATTAAATCTTATACCAATGCACATTATAAAAATGAAAAAATTAAAAATATTTTAATCAACTCTGCTTGGTATGTTATTCAAAAATCTAATGACTTTAATCCAGCACATACACACACAGAATATATAAAAGGTAATTATGATTTAAGCTGCGTTGGCTATTTAAATATACCAGACTCAATGAAAGCTATTGATAATGCTAAAACTTTTAATGATGCCTCTGGTAATATTGAGTTTATTGAAGGATCTGAGAATATGTTTACCGATGCTAATTATAGAATTATGCCTGAGGTTCGCCAATGGTATCTTTTTCCAAACTCTTTGCGTCATGTGGTTTATCCATTTAAATCAGATAAAGACGATGAAAGAGTGTCGTTTAGTTTTAATGCTACTATTAATTTTGAATAAAATAATAGTATATTGCAAACATTTCAATTATTACTATAGCTTCAAACATTTTAAGCCATTTTCCTTTCTTATAAAATTTTCAATTTTAGCTGCAACTCTTGTGCTTATTGGTTTATTATATGTAATATCTTCGTAAGTTCTTAAACTTACATTTAGATATTTTGCCATATTTTTTTTTGTAAAAATCTTTTTTTTTCTAAATTCCTCTAAAAATTTTAAATTTATAATTTTATATTGACAATGAAAACCTGCCATTCCTATAAATTCAATCTTTATTTTGTTCAATTTTTCTTTCATATTTTTTCCTGTATTTATTCCAATAAACCCCATTCTTAGCTTTTGAGCCATCAAGAATATAGATCAAAGTAAGTTTTTTAAGCTCATGCAGCTCATTAGTGGTTAGTTTATATTTATGTTTCATTAATAATCTATTAAATTTATTTTATGAATTGGTTTTTCAAAAACATCTATTAATTTATCTTTTTCATTTGGATAAAATTTTAATAAACAATTTTTTATTTCTCTTTTTTGTATTTTGCCAAATAATTTATTATCGTTACCATAATGTTTAAATGGTTTATTTATTTGTTTAGATAAGCAAAATACAAGAAGATCATTTAAACTTACAATTTGATTTAGTTTAAAAATATTTAATAAAATTGCTTTTTGTGGATTGCTTAACTTCCAATTAATTTGATCTACTAAAATATTTGTACTGTTAAAAATAAATCCTTTATATGCCAATGTCATTAAAATATAATTACACCTACTGCAAAGCCTATTAAAAACCATACAATTTCAGTTCTATAATAAAGACTCCAAACTT